ATTGAGCAGCCAATGTTGGATGGTAAGCATTTATATCTATTTCAATAAAGTAATTATTGTTTGGGATAAATGCTTTTCTACACCCATTATCCTTTGCTAATGCTGCAAAATTGATACTGTTAAAACTATTGGAAGGCCTTCCGGTTGTAGTATAAGGATTATATTGGGTATAAATTCTGCTATTTTGTATAGAAAATTTGTCATTACTTGGTTCAAAAAATTTATAAAATACATCTTCATTAATTTTAATTCCGTTTCTTTCGATTGCAAAAAATACACTTGTTAATTTATTATAGAATTTTGAGTTATCACGCTCAATACAATATTGTTTTACTTTTTCAAAAATAAACTCACATTTTTCATAATGTTTAACAAGTGGAATAAATGTATTAATATTTAATTTATCACTATGTCTAGTATAGAAAAAGTCATGAGCTGGTGTAGAAGGTTCAGTATATTCTGGCGTATAAAACGATATATCAATTGTATTTTTAACTGGAAAGAAGTAAATGAATGTTTTACGGTCTCGTAAATAAATTTCTTTAAACGAATTTAGTAGTTGATTTACTGGTGTTTTATTTAAAGAGAGTGCTTCTGTATGGTCAAGAGACAATATATATCCTTTGTCATTATTTAAAGGTTTTATATAAAGTAAGGATAAATGGTTTAACGAGGGATGAACTTTATCATTATGAAGAATGAGTTCTATAAACACTCTATCATAACCTTTTTCAAATAGTTCATTTAGTTGTTCGTTTGTTTCAACGATATAAAACATAACCTTTTTAAAATGTGTAATTAAATGTACTAAAAATACTTTGGAAGGCCAAATTTACCCTCTATAGTATTTAGTAAAATCTTCTTTTAGATAAGATGAGAGCATAGGAAGTTTTAATTTAACAGAAGTTAACTCTGTAATATTTCTGTTTGTTTTATAAACATCTTCTTTTTTACCAGTCAATTGCCATGGTAAATTAAATGGTAAGTATAGCTGGAAAGCAATTTGAGGGTCTTGACCTATTAATTTATCATATGTTTCTTTACTTATTTCTAAATAAATTATTTCATTTGTTTTTTTACAGAAATATCTTCTATATTCTCCAATTTGGTAATCTTGTTCTGTAGGAATATTAGGGGAGTAAACAGGTAAGTATGTAACTTTAAATGAATCTATGTTTTTTAAAACATCATATGGGGTTAAATAATCCACATTGTTTATTGGAAAAGGACTTGTGGTGTTATTAAATGTCTCATTAATTGGATCCACATATAGAGTTAATTCTCTATATGGAGTATCTTGAGGAGTTTTACCTGTAAAGAATTGTCCTTTAGAATTTTTCCAATAATACCCAGCATATCTATCTAAAGTATTTTTAAATACAAATTCTTCTCCATTAGTATATAGATTAGAAATTATTTGTGATTTAGGATAATACGGCATATTAATAAATATTAAGTTGCATCACCCCAATACTCCCAATGCCATATTTCATCAACTCCACTATTATTAGCTAATCGATATGGATTATACCATCCAAATCTAGGACCATTTTCCGCCATCCATTTATAAAGAGGACTTGTTTGTCTAGCTGAAGCATTAATTGATGGTGTACCTGATCCACCTACTATTCTATATAATTCACTAACATCAAAAGCTCCACCCCATCCATGAGGAGAGAAACCAGGAGAGGCTACTGTAGAACCAGATCCTAAACCAGCTTGATGTTGTCTACTTCTATAAGCTGAGGTAAGTGTCCAATTATATCCAGCTGATTCAGCTGCAGCTTTAAACAATTTATATGCTTTGGCAGCGGCTGGGGCTAATCGATATTGGCCATCAGGATAATATGTAGTATTAGCTCCAGGACCTATTGGAACTAAAATAGATGTATCATTTATATTTAATAATCCATTTGATTGGCCTTTAAGTTTAAGATTAATGGCAGTTGAAGAATTATCATATGGTAATGCTCCTATTCTTTGAGGATTAAACTGAGAGGTAACATCAGGACCAGGAATAATAGTAGCAAATGGTGTAATTTCTGTTGAAGTGATTTGTTTACTATTTTCTAAAAGGGTGTCTTCAAAATTACCAACAGAAATACAGAATGATTCTAATTTAGTTGTCCATTTATTATCTACTATTTCATGATTTATACCTTTAATTAAAAACTCAACATTGTTTGGATAATTAGAAGGCAAATAAGATGAATCAACAATAAATTTACTATAAATTTTCATTCCTGACAATCCATCCATAGTAATAGATAAATTAAAAGGAATAAATCCTGTATATTGCTGGAGGTTTTGAGTTTGGGTATTGTTTGGGTTTAGATTCTCTTTTAATGTTTTAATGTTTTGAATCTTGTTTTTTATTTGTTCTTCAACTTGAACTATGTTATTTAAAGTACCCTTATGAGCATCAACTTCATCCACATTTAATGTAGGTTCATTAGCAGCTACTAATTCAGGAGGTACATCACTTAATTCTTCTAAAAAGTCAAAGTAGTCTTTTAGTATATTTTTAAATCTGTCATAAAGTGCTTTTAATTCTTCTTGTTCTTGTACTATTTGATCTTCTACCTTTTGTTGTTGTTCTTGTTGTCTTTTTTTAATTTCATAAAGATCTAGAACTTCTTTTTTATATCGATCATATAATCCAACATTTAATTTAGATAAAGCAGTTTGATTTTCTCCAACTACACTACCATTAGCAGCTGCTCCTACTGTCACCATAGTGGCTAACTCAGGAGTTATCTCAGTTGCAAATGAAAAATCTTTAATAAAAGAAGCATGTCCTAACCCATTATATATTGGAGCTGACTCTTGAGTAGAGTCAGTTTTATATCCATACAAATCAAAAGATACTAATTCTGTATTGATATTTAATGAAGAGGAATATAAAGGAAGCGTTTGGATTCTTTTTAGTACTTCATCTCTATTAGGCAATGGGTTGGCGTCTATAATTTTTATAGTACCTGTTGTTTCATCTATTATAGGTTCTAAAGAATTAAGACCTCCTAAACCTTCATTTATGCCTTCACATATACCTTTTAATAAATCAAATAATGATACTTTATTTTTATCATCTTTTAAACTATCTATTTTATCTAAAACATAACGCATATTAACATAAATGTTCATTATGTTTCCATACTCTACTCCTTTAGATATATCATTGTAAGTATCATTTATAAATGGAGAGCAATCTGTTTGAAATGGTGTAAGTTTATATTCTTCAAATACATATCCAATAATTATAGGAATTGTTCTTCCGATAATACAAATTCTAGGATCTACACTTACTTGCCATCTATATGTTGACATCAAATTTGTATTTTGATCATAATCAACATTTAACATAGGATCACCATCTTTAGCTTGATTCTTAACAAATCTAGGCATTAAATAATTTTGAATAAAGGCTAAAAATGTACCTAATCTAACATAGTAAGTTGAATCATCACCTGGTTTATCATCCCAAGGATAATTTATAGCATCAATAACTTTCAAAGGTTTACCTTCAGTATCAACTACTTCAAACATTTCTGGGGAAACATCTATAGGTAAGGGTAAAACTAATTCTGTAAGATTGGTACCAAATAATGTATCAAGTGCATATAAACTTGGGTTGCTTGTTTTTTTATATAAATTTAATGCTTCAATTTGAATATTTGTTTCTTGAGATGTTTGTTTCACATCTGAAAATGAAAAAGTATAAACTCCATTTCGGCCTGCTCGGCCTGCTACACCTCTGTAAAATGTTTTTCCTTCTTCTCTTACTACACTATTCTCTAGTTGATATTTTAAATAATAAAAAAACTGACCTATAGAACTTTTTTTAGAATAAAAATCAATTATATCATCATCATCTTCATCTGGGTCTGTTGGGTTTGTTCCTTGGGCATCAGGTTCTATTTCTACACTAAGAGGATCTTCAATAATGGAATTTATTTTTAAAGACTCAATAATATCTCCGCTACTAATCAAATCTAAAGTTATATCATAACTTCCGTCTTTTTGAAATGACCAACTAAAGTTTTTAACTTTAGCGAACATAGCATCATAGTTACCTAATGAATCTAATCTTTTTTTTTCTATTAAATTAAGAAAATCTCTATATGATTTATCTCCTTTTAAAAAATCATCAGCTAAACTATTATTAATATCCGATCCAGTTTTAAGTTCATATTTTTCATCAAAATACATTGAATGTCCCCATTCTAAAAGAACAGAAAAACCTAAACGTAAATATAAAACATCAATAATTTCAAATTGAGTTCTGTTCCAAGCTTTCATTTTAACACTAGCTTGCCTTAATGAACCTCTATTTTCATGACTAACAGATACAGATTGAATACCCATCATTGGACGAATACCAAGTTCTGTTCCTCCAATACCATAAGCTTTATTGTTTCCTGATAAATTACCTGTTAGATCAATTCCTGCTCTTGAACTTAAACCTTGTTCATTAGCTGTTCCATTAAATAAAATAAATTGTTTAGCTAAATTATCTCCTGATAAACCTAATTGTCTTATAGTAGGATTATTAATAACATTAAGATTTTCTATAAATGTAGAAGAAACTAATTTACACCAAGATGAATTAGCATTCAAATATGAAATTTCTTGTGGTGTTCTTGATATAGCATTAGAATAACCAGAGCCATATGCTCTTTGTCTATTATAAATTTGGTTAATAATTTCTTTAGGAAAACCTTCACCTACAATATTCATATTATAAATTATTTAAAACTTTAAAACTATTTAATACTTCAGAGTAATTAGCTGGAATTCGGATTTGTTTACCTTCAGGAATAACTAAAGAATCTTGTGGTAAGTCTGAAGGTAAAGAAGTACCGGCTACTGCTGTATTAGCAATTGAGATTATCCACCAAAGTGATTGATCATCATAATATTGATCAGCTAATATATCAAATCTGTCTCCTTGAGAAGCATACACGTATACATCATTATCAGACAAAGGAACCTCAGGATACTTTGTAGTTTGATAACAAATTTTTTTATCGATTGTTATTTTAGGTGTATTTTGATAGCGATTCATTAAGCTCTAAAGAATTTACCGTAATTATTAGTATTTGAAGGTTCTCTACCATCTCCTTGATTTTCTAAAGCTATGTAACGTTCAGGACCATATGTGTTACCATCTATTAATACATTATCTGGGTTTAGAGTTCCAAAGTTATTTTGTTGTAATCTCGGTACAAAATTATGAATTGGTATAAAGTTAAACCCTGATACTTTAATTAAGTGAGGTAATTCTTTAACAGAGGAGTCATTGCCTCCTTCATCAGCATCATTTATTCCTATTTCCCAAGTAGCATTATCATCATTCATTTCATAATTAAAACTAGTTATAATACCAGGTTGTTCATAAAAGTATCCTCCAATTGTTAAAGTAACAATATTACCTCTTAGATATCCATTACCGCTATAATCAGGAGCACATACTGAAGCTAGATAATTTAATTTTTTATACATTGGAATAAGTTCAGCTTTTGATTGAGCTGCTACAGTCCAAGATAATGAAACTTTTCTATCAAAGCCAGTGTAATTATAAAATTTTTCACCTCTTCCTATATATTGAGTAGAAGCCCAATCTGCTGTATATCCATCACTTATTTGATTTAAAAATGCTCTAAAATGGATATAAGCTTTTTTATCTGGGTTGTTATTATCTATAACACCTATTCTAAATTTTACTAAATCATTTACTGGGGCTTCATTTACTTTTGCAGCGTTTTCACTTTTATATATAGGTAAAACATTTATTTTATCATAAGAGTTAGGAGATGCATTTCCCCCAGATTTACCTTCTGATGGGTTTGGAGGAGTAGATCCGTTTACATATGAATTTATATTTTTTTCAACAAAACTACCAGGATCACCTAAATTAACTCGCTGTTCTATATTTTTAGTAGTGTAATTAGGGGCAGCTGTTATCCCTTTAAATCCTTGGGCTCTTAATTTTTTTCTAAAATCACCAGGAGTAGTTATGGCTCCACTTAAACCATTTGATCCATTGATTATGTCACCTCCTCCTATATAGAAAGATTCTCCATTAGATGTAGGTGAAGTGGGAATATTTATAATTTCATCATATGTATATACTTTGGCATTTTCTGATGTGATTTCAGTTGCATTTGTATTAACACCAGCTGTTCCTCTTCCTCGAAATGTGATAGATGGTTTTCCAGAAAAATTTGTTATATTAGAAACAGTGTATCCATCATTTAACCAATTATTTTCAGGTCCATAAACAGTTAAATTATAATCAAAATTTTTATAATTATTTATAATAAAATTATTATACTCAAATGAAAGATTTACAAATCTTGAAACAAAAGGTTGTCCAGCTTCATCAGTAAATTGATCTGAGGTTCTATCAAATGTAAGTTCTTCTCTACTTGTCAAATAAGTTCCATCAACTATTTCTTTACCGTAAGCATTATTAATACCTGTTCTATAAAGAGGTTCAACAAGTTTAATATTTGTATTACCTACTCCTAAAAATGAACCTGGGCCTCCTTGATATGAATATAAATTCACATCATCAGATGATTTAAGTTCTATTTTAGAGTAAAAATCTATTAATCTATTAGTATATATAGATTGATTAGGAGTTACTATTTCTGAGTATTTACCTATTGATCCAATTCCATCAAATGGATTTAAACCTTGTTTATTAACATGTAATCCAAAAGCAACTCCTCCCGCCTCAACTAAAGTACTTATAGGAGTATATATTCCTTCATTTAAAATACCTGTACTAGATTGAGTACGAACTGCTGTTCTAGAAAGTAAATTTTGTTTAGCAATAAAAAGTAACCCATCTGGGTTTCTAGGATCGGCAAAATATTTACCTAATCTTAAAACATCAGTTGCTGAGTCTTCAATTGTATTTAGTCCTCCTCTAAGGATAAAATCTTCAGTTCCAGATCTAGGTAATTGATCAGGAATAGGAGTTTGAATATATGGTTGCCCACTATTCCCATTTCCAAACCTATCATTCCCAAATCTAAGAGATTTAAGATTAGTTTGAAGATTTATAAGACCCATATTTTACTGGGGTAAATTGTTGATGTACTGAGTAGGAGTTTGTCCGTTTAAGTCTAACTGTGAAGGTTGAGGTAAAATGTTATTTACACCATCATTATAAGCTTGAAAAGCAGCATTCACTGTAACAAAATCTGAGCCATCTAATGAATAGCCTGGAGTATTTCCATCAGCATGAAGTTTAGATTGTTGGGTTGCTCCAGGATTCACTGTTGGTGTTTGACCATTACCGTATGAGTAAACTGATCCTCCTTGAATTGTTAATTTGTCTAAAAGTCCCATGGTTTATATTTTTGTTATAAATATGTTAGTTATTGAATTTTATAAGTATTCATAGCAACTGAAGTTCCAAATTTAGTACCATTCATACTATTTTCTACTACAGTTGGTTTAGAGTTTGATTTAGCTTGTTCTTGACGTAATGCTTTCATTTCGTTAAGAAGCGGAGAAAGATCTTGTTGTGGGGCAGGTGTAGGACTTGGGTTACCTTTACCTCCTAAATTTGTTCCTGCAACAATACTTTTTCCATTAAATACTGCTGTATCTTTATCACTTAACTGGACGCTACCAAATCCACCAGATACTACAGGACCTTTATTCATATCTATTATACCATCTTTCATAGATGAAGTATCAGAACCAAACCAATTTATATTTCCTATAGATTTAAAAGATTCTATACCTCCAGAAAAATCAAAAGTAATAAATTTAACAATACCTGCTACTACTGCTGCTATGGCTTTAAGTATTCCAAATATAGGTTGTAATATTTTAAATATAGGGCCTAATATAGTATTCACTAAATCCATAATAGGTGAAAGAATTTGTAATAAAGGTTCTGCTATATTAACAAAAAGTTCTTTCATCTTTTCAATAGAAGCATTTAGTCTTTCCTGGATAGATTGTTGTTGGAATTGCTTTGCTAAGGCTTCATCACCTAACATAGCATTGGCTTTCTCAACACCATATTGTTTTACTAATTCATTATATCTATCTTGAGCAGCTTGGCCTTCTTGAGCACCTAATTTAGCAGCAGCTTCTCTATCAACTAATGACTTAGCTAAATCATCTCTAGTCATACCAACAGATTTAGCTATAGCCTCTTGCTGGATACGATTCATCTTAGTGAATTCTGCTGTACCTCCTACTTGTTGTAATATTTCAGCAGAAGCTCCAGCTATATCACCATTAATAGCTAGTAATCTTGCTCTTTCAAAATTTAAATTTTTACCAGTAATAAGTTCAGCTGAAAGTTCATTTGATATTGATGATTCAAAATTGAGTAAACTTTCTGCTATATTATCAGCTTGTTGTAAAGTGATACCAAATTGTTTAGCTTTAAAAGCTGCCTCAGCAATTTTTTCAGCAGTTCCTCCAACAGATAATTTAATAGCATCAGAAACATTTACTATTTCTTTAAATAGTTGTTTAGCGTTTATTGCTAATTTGTTTTGTGCATTTAACCGTGCAACAGTACCTAAAAATGCCTTAGAAGTATCTCCAACTGTTTTATTATTGATTGTAGATATCTTTTGTATAGCAACTAATTCATCATTTGTATAACCAGCTTGTTCTCTTAATTTAGTAAAAGTAACTAAATCTTGGGCACTTAATCTAGCATTGATACCCATTTGTGTACCAACAGCTAATAAAGATTCTTGTAGACCTTTAGTATTCACAGCTACATCTCCTGAGGAATTAGCTATGTCTGTTAATTCCATTCTTAGATTAGTTGCTGAGTTGTAACTCATGTCTAATCCTTTGGCTAATTCTCCTATACCTTTATCAACTGATTTGAAAGCTGCTATTAATTGGATTATAGCTCCTAGAACTAAATTAGCAGGATTAAGTAGTCCTGATATGAATTGTCCTTTAAGATTTGATAAACCTGCTTTTAGACCAGCTACTCCACTTCCTGTTCTTTCTACTTCTTCTCTAGCAACTTTTAAAGCTTTTTCTGTATCAACTAAGTCACCTATGATAGGAATTTTACCTATGCCTTTTAAAATTCCACCAAATATGCCTAATTTCTTCTCAATCTCTTCAAGTTTTTGTTTTTCTTTATCTCTTTCTTCATTTTGTTTTTCTAATTCTTCTTTTTGAAGTCTAATATAGACAAGTTTTTTCTCTTCAGAACTTAATAATTCTACTCTACGGTTTGTTTCTTTTTCTACAGCGGCTAATTGAGCTTCTTTAGATTTAAGAATGTCTAAATTTACTTGTTCTCCTCTTTCTAATTGCTGATATGCATCTTCTATAGATTTTGATAAATCATTCTGAAGTTGGAATGCTTTGGCTGTTTTGTCTACTTGTTTTTGTCTTTCTTTAGATATTGAATTAGCTAAACCTTGCTCTAATTTTGAAGATTTTTCTATTAATTCATTATTTTTCTTTATTTGTTTTTGAATATCTGAGATGTTTTCATATTTGATTTTCTGATCAAGAATCTCTTTATTAATTTTTTTATTTAAGCTTAATAAATTACTATCAGCAGTAGATAATCTAGATCTAATACCTAATACTTCTTTTAAAGATTCAACATAAGAAGTAGATAAACTGTAGCCTTCCTCTTGAAGTTCTAATTGTTTTTTATATAAACGATTTTGTTCTTCAAGAAGTTTAATTCTTTCTTTATCTTTATTATTATCGTCAGCCATTTAAAGTAGTATTTATCCATTATAAATATTTAAATTTATAATCTTTTACTTATATTTTACTTTAGGATTTACTTTTGGACCAGGAGTAACAGGCTTAGGAACACTAGACCAATTTTCTCGATTGACAGTACCATCAGGATTTACTAATGTTTGTTTATTAGATCCTCCTTTAGAAGCATTTTCATGAGCCTCTGCTTCTTTCTCATAAAATTCATTTATTTTATTAAAAGTGAATTGGCGCAACCATCTAGGCATAGCATAGACAGTTGGCCAATCAAAACCACCTTTACCATGAAAACAAATCTCGTGGATTTGGGTAAATAGGTTAGCGCGGGCGATCGCCGCGGTCTCAGAAGTCAGGCCAAAAAAACTTAACCCCAATTGGGATATCGACTCTATCTGTATTTCCGTCGGGAAAAAAAGTTAGATCTACATCTGGTTGAGTTTCTTTAATATGTTTTCTTAATTCTCTGGAGTCTCGAGCTAACAAGTGTTTGTCAACAAATTCTCGAATTGTTTTTGTTTCTCGATCTCCTCCAACAGATGTGATCATGTATTTTAAACGAGTGGAGAGTTCTGGAGAAGCGTTTTTATTAATTTTTTTCAAACCATCTATTTCAGTTTGAATCTTTTGTTCATCACCATGAGTTAGGATTTTATAAGTGATGTTTGTACCTGTTGATGGTAAAGTATAATTAAATTCGTTTACTCCTTTATTAGAATGATCAAATGGTTTGTTATCAATTTGAGATAAATCTACTGTATATTCTTGACCACCGTATTCAAATGTATAGTCTTTACCATATCCTAAAATACGAGCGGCTACCATTACTGCGTTTTTGTCTCCAATAATTAAATCATTGTAATTAATTTTAGAAACAATAAGAGTCTGAAGTAATTTATCTAATACTGTTCCTTTTTGAATATAAGACTGATTAGTAAGGATATCTTCTTCCTTAGCAGTCATATATTTCATTTCAATTTTACCGCTTGAAAGAGGATTGTCTTGTGGGTATAAAAGCCCTTTTGAGGGAAGTTCAATAACTTCAGTTGGGAAATCAAATGTTTGTTCCATAATCTTTATTTAGTGTAACTTATTGTCTCGTATAAATATAAAAGAAAAAAGGAATTCATCAAGTTTAGATGAATTCCCTTTAAATTTATTTTTGTTAAATTAGAAGTTAAGGATACAGTAATCCATTCCTAAGTTAACAGTTAATTCTTGAGCTGCATTTTCATCATCCCAGCTATAGTCACCAAACTTAGCAGATTTGATAAATGCACCTTTAATGATCCATTCAGAAACGATATCACCTACAGGTCCTAAGATATCAATGGTTACATCTTTCTTATAGAAGTCTGAGTAACCATCACGGCCTGTAACAGATTCGTGGTGTAAACGTACCCATTCCATTACAGCTTGAGCACCAGATGGGGTGATAGGATCAAACAATGTCATTTCAATATCATCCCATTGAGCTTTACCTTTGATTTTACGGTAAACGTTAATGTGATTTAATTTAATTTCATCCATTGTCACACCTACAGCACCGATTTTTTTAATGGTATATGAGGGAATTCCATCAACATACATTATAAAGCGATTTTTTACTTTCGGCTCAAATGCTGTGAAAAATATTTCGTTCGGACTTAAAATTGCCATGTTATTTTATATTTTTGTTTGTTATAAATATCTAAATTCTAAAAAATCTTCCCTCCTTTTGAGAGGGAAGAAATTTATTTTATTATCCAGGGAATGTAGCTCCTGTAGGTGTAATATTGAAGTCGAGGTAGATAAATTCTGCAGTCTTAGTAGGCTGTAAATAGATCTGACCAATTAACTCATTACGATCAATCACATCAGGTGTGTTATTAGTATCATCCATGATTACTCTAAATGCATACAAACCTTGACGCTGTTGAACACTTGTTAAGTATGGGTTAACTTGTGCTAAGAAGTTATTTCTTGTAGCGATTGTATTTTGTTCAAATACTAAGTTATTTGCTACTTGAGAAATGTATGACTTAAGAGCAATTAACAAGCGACGAACATTTACACGATCAAGAGCAGATGCTTTTACCTGTAATGTTTTCTGACCATATACTACAACACCTTGACCTGGGAAAGTTGCAATTGGGTTAACTCTTCCAGTGTATAAAGTATCACGTTGTGTTTGAGAAAGTTTTTGTTCTGCTCTTACTACTTGTGATAATCCACCACGGTTGATACCTGCAGGTGCGAACCAAGGCTCAGATACTGAGTCGTTATAAGCATAAACACCTCCAATTACTGTTGAGGCAGGAACCCAAACTAATTCACCAGAAGCTGGATCTACCACTTGTACCCAAGGCCAATATTCAGCGGCATATGAAGTGTTGCGAGTAGCAGCTGCTGCTACAGTAGATGAAACATTTGAACCATATCCTACAGGATCAAGTACGTAAATGTTATCTCCGCGATTCTGAGTATTTGTTATGATTGTAGAAACTGTTCCAGTATGAGAAGCAAATCCATCAACTAATCCAGGAGTTAATAATACGTTAAATTTATAATCATCTGTATTAGCTAAAAGATTAACCATGTTAGTATAGTTACCAGCTGTTAATCCTTGAGTGTCTGTGTCACTAATTAAATTATAAAATTTAGCTCCACCTTTAACAGATCCAATAGCACTACCAAATGAGCCACTTTGATTTACAGGAATTGAACCAGTGTATTGAGGTTTGAAATTACCATTATTATCAAAGAAATTGTAGGTTGTATAGTTAACAGCACTTACATAAACGTAATTTGATCTGTTAGCAAATGAGCCTGTAACTTCAATTTGGTTATTAACTGAATTGTAGTTTTGAACCTGATCACCAATTACACGAGAGATATAATTTGGAGAGTTAGGATCAAGAGTTAATCCAGTCCAAGTTTCTAACACAATTGGTTGAAGTGTATTATCATCACCTCTACGAATTAATAAATCAAAAGTACCAGACTGGCTGTTAGCGTTTACAATCTGCCATCTTACATTATCAGTTGATCCGCTAGCTAAAGCACCACTAGTTTCTGGAGAAGTACTATTCATGATAGTTCCTTCAGAGATTGTAGACAATACAAATGGTGATAAACCAGTTGTAGGACCACCTGATCCTGTAGTAATTAATGAACTTGTTGCTGATGTGTAAGATCCTGTTACT